ATGATAAAAGCTAAACTAAATGGCGAGTTTGAAATAATCCTACCTAAGCATCGTGCCGATAGACCGGAATGGTACACCACCGCTGGCTGGGAGAAGAAGCGCCTAAAACACATGAGCAAGCGCCTCAATAAAGATGATGTTATGTTCTACATAGGTGTCGAGGAGGGAGATATGACCGCCTTATGTGCTTTATGGGGTGCAAAGCTTGTAATGTTCGAGCCAAACGATTTAGTCATGCCAAATATTAAAGCGATATGGGAAGCTAATAACCTTAGTCTAGGCGATACGTTTTACCCTTGCTTTGTCAGCGATAAGACAACTGACTTGATCGACTCGGTAACCGTAGCAGATATTCAGGGCGAGGTTATCCACAATCACGGTTTCAAGGAATTAAAAGACCCCGGCAGAATACCGCAGGTAAAGATTGATGATATTGTAGAGCGTACAGGCATTATTCCGACTGCGTTAAGCCTTGATATTGAGGGCAGCGAGGGGCGAGCATTACGTGGAGCTGAACAAACACTCCGCAACCACAAGCCTAAGATATGGCTGTCGATGCACCCTGAATTTCTTCGAGAACAGTACAATGAGTGGGGCGCGGAATTACGCCATTGGTTGATTGACCTTGGGTATAAAGAAACACTGATTGACTACCCTCTGCATGAAGTACACCTATATTACGAGGCGACATGAAAGATGTAGTATGGCTATCATTAACTGATGCTCCCCCACGCTTTTATTGGGATCAACAGTTGCTTGAGGATATATTCGTAACCAAAACTCATCACACCGAGATTGGGGATTTAAAGGAAGCCATTGTGGTCATTCCCACCTCAAGCCAAGACCCTCTAGAAATAAACAAAGAGCTTGCTAAGCTGGATAAGTGTATTGTTATCTGCACTTCAGATGAGTGGCACAAGTTTGATATAGCAAAAATAAACCACCCAAATATGAAGCTGTACTCAATGTACGCCTATGATACAAAAGCCAATGTAACCTGGCTGCCTATAGGCTACACCCCACACTCAAAGACCCAAGGCTATACAGATAAGGATATTGATATTCTATTTGCTGGGCAGGTAAATCACAAAGACCGCAAGGATATGGTTGACGCTATCAAGAACGTAGAGGGTGTTGAATTAGATTTATCCCCAGGTTTTGCACAAGGGCATAAACCCAAAGATTATATTAAGAAGATGCAACGAGCCAAGGTAGTTCCAAGCCCCAAAGGCAATATAAGCCCAGATGCGTTTAGAACATACGAAGCCCTGGAACACGGTGCAGTACCTATTGGGCAGTCAACAGAGTTTTATAATAAAGTATTTGGCAGCGTACCGTTCCCGGTGGTTGACGCTAAGGGTGAGTGGCCTAACGCCTGTCGAGTCGCAAGAGACTTATACCCAACACTCAACAACGTGTGTAGCGCTTGGTGGCAACGATATAAATGCGATCTGTATAACGAGTTTAATGATTCTGACATAACCTTTGTAGTACCGGTAAGCCCCATTAAATCCCACCCCTCAACCGAGATACTTGATGAGACCATTAAGAGTATCCGGCATCAAAGTGACGGCGAGATCATTATAACCTTTGACGGTGTACGCGAAGAGCAAGAGGATATGCGAGCAGTCTACGAGCTGTTTATTAACAATGTTCTATCCTCAGGCTACACAAGAATACGACCAATAATCTTTGACGAACAAACTCATCAAGTCGGCATGATGCGTGAAGCTATGAAGCACACCAAAACGCCTTACATAGTGTATGTTGAGCAGGACACGCCATTTACCGATGATTACATCGACTGGCAGGGTTGTATGGATTCACTCGATCAAGTAGACCTTATACGATTCCATTTTGAGGCTTCTATCCCCAAGGTACATGAATACCTAATGCTGGGCAAGGTAGACGCAGCCGTTCCACTGATTCGCACTAAACAGTACAGCCAGCGCCCCCACATCACGACAAAAGAGTTCTACGAAAAGATGCTGTCAAATTTCTCGCCAGAAGCAAACACATTTATTGAGGATAAAATGCACTCAGTTTGTCAGGAGTTCCCAGACGAATACAAACTAGCCATTTACCACCCAGAGGGCAGTATTAAACGAAGCTACCATCTTGATGGTAGAGCAGGAGAAGTAAAGTTTGATGATAGGCTAATATTCTGATGAAGCTCGGACTTATCGCTCGTATGGATCGCTCGGGGCTAGGTGTACAAACGAAAGCTTTGCACGACATGCTCAAGCCTTACAGAACCCTTGTAGTGGACTCAACGCCCTTTAATGGCCGCGAGCAACAGCCTGAATGGTATCCTGGGGCAATGGTAAGCCACGGTATGATAAGTGATGAACTAGCTAGAGAGTTCCTTACTGGCTTAGACATAGTTATTACCTGCGAAGTTCCTTACAACGAAAAGCTTTACGATATAGCCAGAGAGCTAGGTGTTAAGACCGTACTACAGCCTAATGCGGAGTTAAACCCTCATTTCATGCAGCGCAGACTGCCAAAGCCTGATTATTTGTTTCTACCATCTACATGGTATGAATCAGACACAAGACGACTAGGCATACCCACCTTTATATGCCCACCACCTATCATGTTAAAACCAGAACCAATCATCACTCCTAAAGAACCAGGCAAGCTCAAAGTCTTACACGTTGCCGGTAGAATAGCTGCGCGAGACAGAAATGGAACTCAAGCAGTAGAAAAGCTGAACATACCTGGTGTTGAGATAGTTATCCACAACCAAGCCACTGATGAAGTTATCGACCAATCCGAAATATACAAAGGTGGTTACCACGTTATGCTGATGCCGCGAAGATACGGAGGGTTATGTCTGCCAATGATCGAGGCTCTAGGATATGGGTTGCCTGTTTTAATGCCGAATATACCCCCTAATAACCATGTGCTACCAAAAGAATGGCTATTTAGAGTAGCAAGGTCTACTCGCATCATGCTCAAACGCAGAGTAGAAGTATACGAACCACACATAGCCGATATGACCAACTTACTGATACGTTTAAGAGATGTTGAATCAATCGACCATGATAAAGCTAGAGCGATATACGACCAACACCAAGTTGAACTGCATAAGTGGTTTGAATATCTTGAAAAAGTAGTACAATAGAGTAAAAGGAGAACAGCTTGAATCTACTACTTGCAACACTAGCCATACACTACGTCACTACGACCATTACCGAGTATAGTGGTCCATTTGAACTGCTTGAAAGGATAAGAGACTTCTCGCGCGACTACCGGGGTATTAACCTTGATTGTTACTGGTGTTTGAGCCTGTGGATAAGTCTACCGTTTGCTTTATGTTTAACGTCAGGCTGGAGCGTACTACTTTACTGGTTCGGTCTTGCCGGTGCTGCTAATGTGTTAAATGAGGTGCTAAGTGATCGTACATAACCCCAACAACGAACTTCCTGACAATTGGGAAGAATTAACGCCGGCAATAAAAAGCTAGAGGAAAGCTACATGGCAAATCCAGAAAATTTGATACCAATCACAAGCGAGACTGCAAAGGAGCTAGGCGCTAAAGGCGGCAAGAATAAGGCTGGCTCTAAGCATTTGAAAACTCTTATACAAGACATCGGTAATGATATAGATTGGGACAAAACTACTCTCAAGAACAAAGACCAGATGAACCAACTATACGGCAAGAACGGCTGGACAGCTTTGACGTATGTTGCTTTTACTAAGGCAATGGCTGGCGATAGCAAGGCTATGGACTGGCTAGCTAAGAACGGCTATGGTCAGAATATAGATATAACAAGTAACGGCGAAACTATTAAGGGAGCCACAATTGAATTCGCAGACCACCCAAAAGCCGAAGATAACAATTCCTAGCTTTCTCAAAGAGGCTTATCTAGACGATAGAGATATTGTAGTTGTTAAAGCTGGCAGACGTACTGGCAAGACCTATAACTTTGTAATCTGGTTACTACAGGAAATGGACAGCCTACCAGGCGAGGGCGCTTTGTGGGTAGATACTGCTCAAGGGAATATACAGAAGTACGTTGATAGATACTTTGCTCCTCAACTAAAACTTATGAATCACTGGCAAGATTGTAATTGGAACTCACAGCGTAAAGTCCTACACCTTTACAATGGTGCATACATCGACTTTGGTAGTGCCGAACGCCCAGAGCTTATGGAGGGGTTTGGATATGCTCGTGCCGTACTGAATGAGGGTGGTCTTATCTTTAAGAAAGCAAACCTCTGGGATAACACTATCTACCCCATGATTAAGCAAGCTAAGACAAGAATCATAGGCACACCGAAAGGCAATAACAAATTCAAAGAGCTATATGCCGCCAATCCTCACTATTCGTTTAGTGCATACGATTCTCCGTTTTGGACAGAGCAAGAGATTGAAACAGCCAAAATACAAATGACACAAGAAGCATTTAGACAAGAGATGTTAGCCGACTTTATTGAGGGGGCTGGTGCAGTGTTCCGCAACATTAACGAGTGTGCTGGAGGCAAGGAGCTAACCGAGCCAGCAGACGGTAGATATGTGCTGTCTGTAGACCTCGCAAAACACCAAGACTTTACAGTTATATTCATTGGCGACATGCAAACTAAATCAATCGTGTACATGGAGAGGTTTAACCAGATAGATTGGGGGCTTCAGAAACAACGTATTATCAACGCCTATCATAAGTTTAAGTGCACCAGTGGGATAGTAGACGCTACAGGTGTTGGCGATAGTGTGTATGACGACCTTGTAACCGCTGGGCTTAATGTAGAGGGCTTTAAGTTTACCGGTACAAGCAAACAGGAGCTAGTAAGCAACCTATCAGTAGCAATGGATAATCAGGAGATAAGTTATCCACCATTTGAGGTATTGATTAACGAGCTATCTATCTACGCGTATGAGCAACGAGCCAACGGTAGCTTTAGTTATTCAGCGCCCGAGGGTTATCACGATGATACTGTTATGGCACTTGCTTTGATAAACAGATTATTTACTAAAAAGGTAATGGCCTGGGCTGCCCCTGAATTTTAACCTGGTCTGGTATACTTATAATATAAGCCTTAACACAAGGAAACTACTTTGGATATTCTTAAATTCCTAGCCAAAAAGCCCGTTAAAGCACAGAATGCTATCCTAGACGCTTCGGACTTGGTAGGCTGGCACACTGTTAGCTCAACAATGAATCTTTATGCAAGCGACAAGTATGAGAATGGTTACTCATCAATCCGCGCCATTGCTAACAGGTTTATGACACTCCGACCTTTCGCGATTGACGCAAACGGCGAACCCTTAACTACTCCACCGAACGTAATTAACTGTTTGGCACGACCTAACCAAGATATGTCAGGTGTAGACTTCCGTGATGCCCTCGCAGTGATGACTATGGTGCATGACAACGTATATATTCTTGTCTGGGAACGATTTGGCAACGAAGTCCGACCAGCCAGCGAGAATGTACGCGAAGACCGCATTGCAGGCTTTACGTTCCTTGAGAACGTGCTTGAAGTAACGATTGATAACCAGACCACTTACGAAGTCTATACCAACGGCAACAAGCGAGTGTACTACCCTTACCAAGTTATTGATTTGCATGACGTAAACCCAGGCAACCTCGCTAAAGGCTATAGTCAATCACGTGCCGCAAGACGCTGGACTCGCATTGACGACTATATTGCAGACTACCAAGGTGGATTCTTTGAGAACGGCGCAGTCCCAGCAGGGCAGTTTATTATCACAGCCCCAACCCCTCAAGAGTACAAAGATATTGTTAAGAACCTCAAGAAGAAGCACCGCGGAGCCAACGCTAACAACAATGTAACCTATACCTATGCCCCTATCGACCCTAGTACCGGTAAGCCAGGTCAAGCAACTATTACATGGGTGCCGTTTAACACCACCAACAAAGACCTGGCACTTAAAGACTTGTTCGAGCAAGCTAACAAGAAGATTGACTCTGCTTACGGCGTGTCGGCGTTTATCCGTTCGATTGACGAAGCACCTAACTTTGCTACTGCCCAGGTTATTGAGCGTAACTTTGTCGAAAACACGGTGCGACCTTTCGCTATTAAGAAGTGGGGTCGCTTCCAACACGAACTAAACCGTATCACGAACGGTCTGGGATTTGGTATATCGTTTAAGCTGCCTATTCCCCATATTGCCGAGGAGCAGAAATCAACCGCCGAAACGAACAAGATTATCTGGGAAACTGTACGAGACATGGTAGACGCTGGGTATACTTACGACAGCGCTATCAAAGCCCTATCTTTGCCGCCTACTTGGGCGCTGCTTCAGGAGGGCGAATCAACCGAGACTGTTATTGAGAATGATAAGCCAGAGGTAGACGAGGGCAACGAGGTTACTGAAACACCCCCAACGACCCCTAATAACAAGTTCAATAACATGACACCCGAAGATATGCCAGGCTTTGAGCAACGCCTTAAAGAGCCAGCTCGCGTACTCATGGAGCGACAAATCGAGCGTACCATTGCTTCACTTGACCCCTCGGCAGAAACAACCGAAGCCAGCGAAGAAGATAAAGACGAGTTCGTAACCGAGATGATGATTATTATATCCGCCATTCTCCTGTACGGTGGGATTCAGCAATGGGAAGACGGTAAAACCTTACTGCGTGAAGCTGGTGTTGACCCCGATAAGATACCAAGCGAAGAATACACCCTACCTAAAGGTGCAGAGAAGCGCTATAAGGACTACTTAGCTACTGTCGCGGATTCGTACACGGAAGATACCGCTAAAGCCATTCGTAGCGTCTTAGAACGCTCACAAGTAGACGGCTGGAGTCGTACAACACTTGAGAATAACTTGCGTAACATCAACAACCTCGACCAATGGCGTGTAGACCGTATTGCAAAGACCGAAGTCAACCGCAGTGGTGCATTATCCAGTGTTGAATCAATGACCAAACTTGCAGACCAAACTGAAGTAACTGTTGAAAAGTCGATGATGAGTACATCGGGAAGCCCTTGCGTGTTCTGCCAGCAGTTTATCGGGGTATGGATACCAGTAGACTCGATAATGGTTGAAAAGGGTGCAACAGTGGTCGCTTCAGACGGCAAGACCTTTGTTAACAATTGGGATAACAATGCAGCACACGACTTACATCCAAACGGCAATTGTGTTCCGATTTTCAGGGTAGCTTCATGAAGATAAACTGTAAACACTGCAACCGCTACCTATTCACTGCTACTAATAGCATGATTGCAGAAGATGTAATATGCAGCTCAAGCAAGTGCAAGGCGCACATGAATTTTAGTATCTTGTTTGCTACAGACGCTACAGAGGCACAACTACGGCACACATTTACGGCTAAAGAAACACAACCAAAGGAGGTTAAATAATGGAAACTATCGAGATCAACTACGGAGCCACTGAAAACTTTATTGTTGAAGATAGCGAGGCTTACTCTGTATCACTGTATATAGCCGAAGATAAAGACAGCCCAGCCGTACTAGTGGTTGGCCCAGAGCTGTTTGTTGAGGGGCAAGCACAGATTGAAGTTACTGCTGATATACCTGTAGGCGATTATATTTACGAGTTCCGCTTCTTTGACGAAGACGGTAACTATGAGAACGTAAGCCGTGATGATTGTGACGGCGATGAGTGTGAGTTTGGCACACTGACTATCTGTCCCTCGATACTAGGGGAGTCGAGCTAATGGCGTACCTGGTAAAAGTAAACCAGGTTAATAGAACCTATACGATCAAGCGTATCGAACGCAAGATTGTGGTGGGTCGTTCAGGTCGCCGCGGATTACCTGGGCCACAAGGCGAACCAGGCGTAGGCGTACCAACAGGCGGTACTACAGGCCAGATACTCGCTAAGAACTCAAACACGAATTATGACACTGAATGGGTGAACCAAGCGGCTGACGCTGTTACCTCGGTAAACAGTCAAACTGGTGTAGTAGTACTTGATACTGATGACATTGCCGACACCGCTACCAACCGCTATACAGACGATACCGCTATCGCGCGACTTGCTAACACATCGGGAACAAACACAGGCGACCAAGATTTATCTGGCTTAGTACCGTACACAGGCGCTACTAGCGATGTAAACCTCGGCACATACAAGATAACTACGTCAGCAGTTCAAGCTAACTCATCGGCTGGTGGCGCAATTAAATCAAGTTCAGGTGCAAACGTTGCTGAATTTGGTGCTGGTGGTGGGCAGAACATAACCTTTGAAGACGGCGTGAAACTCAACGCTGGTACTGCCTCGCGTATACTCGCTACTGACGCAAGCAAGAACATACAATACCTCGACACTACTACCTATCCGTCTTTGACCGAGCTTAGCTACTTAAAAGGCACTACAAGCGCCGTACAGACACAAGTAGACGCTAAGGTAGCTAAGGCTGGCGATACTATGACAGGTACGCTAACAACTTCAGGTGCTTTAGTGGCAACAGGTAACTATTCAGCTATCCCAGCCACTCCAGGTGTATACGCTGGAATACCAACGGGTCTAAGCCCACGCTTCACTATGGCTCCGTCATCGGGGTCTGTCCGAGCAGTTGACAATAACGTTGGTACTATAAGGTTCATAAACTCAACCTCTGGCACAATTCAAATGATAAGCAACTCAGTTGGGCTATTCGCTTTTGGCCCTAGCCTATTCGGCCTTGACCCTACCCACACCCTCACTCTCCCCTCTACCGCCACAGGCATAGCTCTCTACAACACAGCAGACCAGACTACTAACTATGAGCGAGTAAGGCAGTATTGGACAGGGAATGTATACAACATCTACGGCGAAATAGCTGGTACTGGGTCAGTAAGGGTAATAAGGTTATCCGCTTTTGGCAATGCTACACAGGCTCTACAGCTAAATGCAACGAGTACAAGCGGTTTTATACAGGCTATAGGCACAAGTAGCACCGCGAGTGCTATCGTGTTAAATGCTTCAGGCACATTAAGCTCATCAAGCGGTGTTCAGTATGGCATAACAGTACAGCCGACGCTCAACCAATCAAGCACAGCAGGTTATACAGCTCTCCTCGTCAACCCAACTGAAACAGCTACAGGGTCGGGTACTAAGCTACTGGCTGACTTCCAGGTAGGGGGTACATCACTAGTAAGAATAAGTAACGCTGGTGCGGTAACTGCTCCACTCGTCATCAACACAAGTAACGCGGTTACTGTCGCGGCTGGTGCTGCAACTGTACCGGTAACACGCCAACTCACGACTGTTACAAACAACGCAGCAAGCGCTGTAACGATTACAATCTCAACTTCTGGTGCGGTAGACGGTCAAAGGCTTGTAGTGCGCTTCTACGACTTCTCAGCAGCAGCACAGACAATAAGCTGGGTAAACACCGAGAACTCGACCACTTCTGTGCCTACCGCCTCAAACGGTTCGACCACATTACCATTAAACGTAGGTTTCCAATATAATAGTGCTACAAGTAAATGGCGTTGCCTGGCTGTAGCGTAAAGGAGTAATCAATGGATATATCAAAAGTCACAGACCTCAAAGAATTAAAAGCAATGGCTTACGAGCAAGTTATTGCCCTCGAAACAGCCCAGACTAACCTACGTTTGTTACAGGCTCGCATCGAAGAAGTAAGCAAGGAGAAGAAATAATGGAACTCAACCTTAAAACAGACGAGAACGGCAAGACCGTACAGGTAGTTGAATCTACCCAACTTCAAGAGGTACCTTACTCATCAGACGAAATCAAACGTCAGATAGCTCAACACGCCGAGATAACTAACCGCTTACAGTCCGAACTAGAAGCAGTACAGGCTTTTGAGGCAAACAGTAAAGTAGAAGAAGTTGTACCTGTTAGCTTCCCAGAAGAACCTTTAGTAGACCCCGAGCGGTTAGAAGTTCTTACAAGAATCGAAGAAGAAGTAGTCGAAGAAGTCGCTGATACACCTGTAGAGGCATAAATGATCGCCACGTTCCACAACCGTTTTAGTACCTTACCTACAACTGCGGCTACACGCTATAACGCGTTTATGGGGAATGCTTCATCTTCGTGGTCTGGCACAGAGGCTACTCAACCTGTCGGTTCGTCCTATACCATTAAGAACCTGTACGTTACTTTATCAGGCGCAGTCGGTGGTACTACGGTACATGTTCTCACGCTCCGCAAGAATGGTGCAGATACCGGACTCACTATAACTACTGGCGCAGCCAGTACCACATTCACTGACGCGGTAAACACTGTCTCGGTATCTTCAGGTGATGTACTGTCTTGGAAGCTTGTAACTAGCGGGGCAGGTGGCGCCGCGGTATTCATCCGTATTGGTTATGAGATGGAGGGTGGCTCTAGCGGCGATGGTGCGCCTATTCTTACTGGTGAAGTCACAAACAATCTTAGCGCTTCTGCTACTCGCTATCTACCTATTCAGGGTGGTATATTATCTACTACATCGGGTAATGCTGAAACCATAATTCCAACCGCAGGTATAATTAACAGCGCTTATATGGTATTGGGCGGTACTCCTGGCGCAGCCAAGTCTTATACTGCAACACTTGTTAAGAACACAGTAGATACTGCTATTGTAATTACTATATCTGGTACAAATACTACAGGTAATGATACAAGTAACTCAGTATCAGTGGCCGCAGGAGATAAGGTTTACTGGCGTATTGACCCATCTGGAACGCCAACCGCTCGTATGGTTGGTATAGGGGTCAGGTGGCTACCAACTACAGACGGAGAATACATACATACAGGTGTATCAGCAGCACCCTCGGCAAGCGCAGCGCAATACGGGTCGGCAGGTAACTCAAACTTTGGTGGTATTAATCAGCGTGGTGGCTCTGTTCCAAACAGTAACTACACGATTAAAAACCTCTACGTTGACGTTGATACAGCCCCAGGTTCAGGTAAGAGCATTGAATTAGCCGTGATGAGCGCAGGTAGCGCCACATCAGTAGTCGCGACCATATCGAACACGGCTACAAGCGCCAGTGATACGGCAAACTCTGCTACTACATCAACAGGCGGTATTGTTGAGGTGCGGTCTACCCCTACAGGAACACCAACAATGTCAATCGTGCGATTTGCTTGGGTAGAGTATCAGTCAACCACCCCACCACCGCCGAGCAATGGTAATTTCTTCCTATTCTTCTAACCTGTAAGATAGGCAATATTGTATAATGGGTATAAGACCTAGTAATGCTCATTTGAGATGTGAAGCGAAGTCTTTAACATTAACATTAAAGGACAAGCATGAGTAAAAAATTCTGGAAATGGAATAATGCTGTCGAAGGTAAAGGCTCCGAGCTTATTATCGAGGGCGTTGTCTCTGAAATGACTTGGTTTGGTGACGAAGTTACCCCCAAGGAGTTACGTGACGAACTCTCAAAGCAGACTGGCAATATCACCGTATCACTCAACTCGGGTGGTGGCGATGTATTCGCTGGCGTAGCTATGTATAACGCTCTCATGGAGTACGAGGGTACAGTAACCGTTCGTGTAGACGGTTTAGCAGCCTCAATCGCTTCCGTCATCGCAATGGCAGGGGACAAGATTATCATGTCGCCAGGCTCAATGATGATGATTCACAAACCGTGGACTATGGCTGTTGGCGATGCCAACGAAATGGAGAAGGTAAAGGAAATTCTTGACGGTATAGAGAAAAGCATACTGCCTATCTATCAAGCCCGTACAGGAATGGAAGCAAGCAAGATTGAAGAAATGCTAAACAAAGAAACATGGTTGACTGCTGAAGAAGCCGTAGAAATGGGATTCGCTGATGAGTTAATCGAAGCCAAGCCTAAAACAAGCTTCTCAGATGCTTTCAAAGCCTTTAACAGCCAATTAGCAATTAGCATGAGTGCCAGCCAGAAGTCTCTTAAAGAGGCGCTAGAACTCAAGCTAGAGGAGGTGCAAGTGGAAACACCCGAGCCCCAGATCGAAGAAGTCCAACCCGAAGCTACCGAGGAAGTAACCGAAGTAGTCGAGGAAGTAGTAGAGACAGAAGTCGAAGCTGCTGAGGAGGAAGAACAAGAGGAAGTAACTGAGCCTGTTGTTGAAACTAAACCAGTTAATAAGGAGTCAGTAATGACAGAAGAAAAAACTGTTGACGCCGCCGTTGAAGGTATTGTTGCCCAGGTTCTACCTAAGCAAGAAACCCAAGTTGCTGCAGTTAACAAAACTAAAGTTCGTGAAAACTTTGTAAGCCAAATGGGTGCGCTTGTTACCAAAAATGGTACAGCCCTCAAACACTTCGCCGCTGAAGCTGCTGAAGTTCGTGGTTTCAAAAACGCCGTAGCTGACGGCGAAAACCTATGGGTTGACGAAATTGTACGCCAAGACATTCTCAAGGCTTACGATCAAGTTGGTTCAGTAGGTCGTTTCGTAGATCGTGAAAGCATTGTCGCTGACACGCTGAAGATTCTCGTTGAAACCGCCGGTGTAGGCTTCCAGCCTGTTGCCCTCGGTGCTGTTAAATCAACCGATACCCCAGTATGGACTCCAAAGACCTTTGAGCCATTTGAATGGGCTGTAATCGTTCCTTGGAAAGACGGCGATCAAAAACGTACTGCTATCAACATCTACAACCAGATCGTTCAGTACATTGCTAAAGAATACGCCAAGCTCGAAGACAAGATCATCTTGACTTACGCTGGTGGTTCTGTCGGTAGCGAAACTCGCCCAGCTTCTGGTCTTGTTCCTATCCTGACGACTGCTAACCGCGACATCGCTGTAGCCAGCTATAGCTCGGCTGACGTAGTTGAAGCTCTTGCTACTGCTTACGGTCAAACTGAATCAGACGGTACTATCACTTTGGTAGCTAACCGCGCAACCTGGGCACAGCTCGCTACAAGCCTTGACGGCTTTGATCGTCCTCTGTTCACTGTTGTTGGTAACCAGGTATCTGCTGGTGCACTCGGTTCATTCAACGTAATTAACTCAAGCGTACTGGCTGACGGCGATGTCGTCATCGGTAACCTTGCTGATTACCTCGTTGTAACCCGTGGTGGCCTTGGTACTCTGTTCAGCCGTGAAGCTCAGATTGATGAAGTCATCAACCTGTTCACCCAAGATGCTAGCGCCCTCCGTGCTGACATCGACATCACCGGTGGTGCAAAGCGAGTTGAGAGCTTTACTCTCCTCCAGTTCCCCGGCGAATCTAGCTAAGATAAAGGAAAGGTAAGCGACCTATGAACAAAACTAAATTAGTGGCACTCCTGGGTCGCCCCCTGACCTCTTACGAAGATACAAACTTTGCCGTGTACCTTAAAATTGCACAGGAGCGACTAGAGGACTTGACCTGTCTCAACCTTACGGAAGCGACAGAAGATCGAACCTTTAGCCTCCGCGAGGGATACCAGACGGTATTTACCGACCTATGTACCGAAGTAAACAGCGTTACTCTTAACGGCTCAACCCTAGAGTCAACCGAGTACACGCCAATGCAATGGAATAGGCGTAGTGCCGACTGGTATAACTCGATAGTGCTTGAAAACTGCACAAGCGAGGATACGATTGTCATCAACGCTGATTGGGGTGTATGCTCACCAACACTCCAGCTCTTGCTAGCTCAATTATTTGGGCTTGTTAGCGCAATGAATAACAGTAACGGCAATGTAACCGAGAAAAAGGTTGAGGATTTCTCAATCAAGTTCAACGGTAACAGCGTCTACCAACAATTCATGATCGACAACGAGTCCTTGCTCAACAAGTATTCAATCTGTAATATCCAAACCACCGTATCGCCAGATGTAATTCATCGCGAACTATATCCACTTGATATGGACGACTATAAGTATCGGGTGCTGTAGTGGATTTGTTTAGCAATTTCGCTAGCACACCTTACGAGTTCCTGAAACTGTCCCGTGGCGGAGTTTTGGGCGACACGATTGCCGAAACAACCGCGGCAGAAGGTATCTTTAAGGAGCGAGACGGACGCGTAGCGTTTAATAGCACCCAAGACACCGAAAGCAGCGATGCAACGCTTCACATTCGCCCGTCAGAGCCATTCTTAGCCGATCTAAACAACAATTTAGTCGGTAATGGTATAAGACACCAAAATCAAGAATATTTGATCATAGGACAGACCATAGGGCGTGGCGGTACGGACTTTGGAACTATAGAACACTATCGATTAACCCTAAGACGGGAGCAGATCAGTGAAAGTAACGAGAGTTAAGTTTAACAGCCAGATGAGTTCGTTTATCTCAAGTCAAGATAACGCCCTCAACCGCGCTTTAGTAATGATGCTCACTGACATTGATCGCCAAGCCAAGATACTTGCCCCGGTAGATACACGAGCATTAGTAAATAGTGCCCATATCGAAAAGACAGGAGACGGCAAGGGCTACGTTGAGTTCGGCAACTCGCAAGTGCGATACGCCAGGAGGCGCCATTTCGAGAACCGCAAGAATCCCCATACTTTGCGCTACCTCGAAAGAGCTGGCCAAAATGTGTCTAAAAATGCCGCCAAATATATAGAAAAACTAAAATAGAAGTCTTAACCCGACAATGCCCCTCTATTGGAGGGGTTTTTGTTTGCCCCAATATTCTACTTCTGCATTTGACCTTGCAGCTATCGCATCATCTTTATTAGTGAACATACCCAGATGAACCAGTTTATAGTCAACGCCAATAACTGCCCTCCATTTGCCACTTGCCTTATCTAGTCTTACACCAGTAGTACCGCTGGTATTAGTCCTGATAATAGATCTATTCCTGGACTGTTCTTGAGGGGTAGCCCATTTACAGTTACTAGGCTCATAGTTGCCATATACATCTATCCTATCTATCGTATAGCCCTTGGGGCGTTCGCCCATATCTTGATAAAAAGCCAGGAAGCTATTCCGCCACCTATCACAAACTTTGACACCCTTAGCACCATAATGTTTATATGAGGTATTCTTCTTATTCTCACACCTCTGAATTATATGAGTCCATACATTATAAAGCTCATGTTCAGCCATACCATGGTCTTCTTGCTGCTTAACCTCTCTAGTAGCTTCCAAGCTGCCAATTCTATAAAGCCTCTGGTAATGCTTGCTACAATACCCACTTGGGAAATAGCGTTTACCCTTATACCCTTTTTGGCCATTACTCTGGCAGTTATCTATCTTACATCTGTTTACTTTCATAATACCAGTATAACACATGAATAGGCTAAATGATATAATAGAAATGGGTTAAGATAAAAATAATGAGAAAGAAAGTATATAAAAAATAGCCAATGATCACTCTACATGTACTCCAATTACTCGAAGATAATGGCTACGGCCAAGTAAACCTTGAGGGAAATCTCACTGGCACAGACCTCCTCTTTTGGGAGAAGCTACCAGAGGGGCAAACGGGGGTATACATACTATCTGACGGAGCACCCCTTGATCGGGCGCTCAAGACGAGTCAAAACTTCACGCTTTACGCGCGAGGCACAAACGATGTACAGGGTAATCAATGGCTCGAAGATATACTTACATTCTTCAGCAAAGAGTGTTATCCAGTCTGCGATCTTCCGATAGTACCGGGATATTCAGACAACGAATACACGAACGTCACTATTATTCCAAGTTCTAACACACAGAACATTGGTAAAGATGACACCAACCGACTTATATGGTCGGCATCAGCAACCGTAACATACACTAAAAAGGAGACAGTATGAACGAACAATATCAAGAAGGTACAGTAGAAGTCGCCATCGGTACTGGTGTCATCTCACCAGATCGCTTAGGCGAAGTCTCTGTAACCTTTACCGAAGGCACTCGAACTGCCGAAACGCTTGAAGCAAACGTAGTACAGCCAGCTCGCCGCTTTGAGGAGCGCACCATTAGCTTGACGCTATTCCTCCGAAGCATTGATGAGCTTGAAGACCTATGGCCAGACTACTTTAACCCAGCCACAGGAGCCTCAGGTGGTAACCTGATCTTCTCAACCGGTAACTGCCAAGTACCTGAGTTACAAGTAATTAACATTCACCCTGTATGTGAGCCTAACTCAACTAAGGACTTCCACACGCAAGGTATGGTATCGATTACCTGGAACCCAACGTACAACGCAACCGACCTATTGCAGACCGAAGTAATGATTTACTGCCAATCTGACGATAACGGTGTATCACACCAAATCGGCTCTGGCGATCTTACTGAAGATACGCTCTGGGACGCAGCAACCCAAGCCTGGGTTCCTGTAACCTCTAGCTAGACATAATGGGGGCAGCAATGCCCCCTAGTCTGCTACAATATAGTAAAAGGAGACCCACATGCTCGAAATCACTACAGTCAAGAAACAAGCCCAGTTAGTTAAGATTGATGGTTTTGAGTACGAGGTACGTCGGCCGGGTGCTGGTGAATCCTACGCCCTTAGTCAGGCGCAGCGTCACCTATCCAAGCTTGAAGATAAGATAGAAGCCGGTACAGCAACAGAAGAAGAAAAACAAAAACATGCAAATCTCGCAGATAAAACGTTGAAAATATGTGTTACTTTGTTCAACTCCAAAGGTAACGAAGAGGCACAAGATAACCTTGATATGTTAGAAGCCGATGTTCTTATGAATGTTATTGAGCAGGTCTTTAATAGCATGAAAGAAGCGGATGGCGCGGTTAGCTAATCTCACTCAAGAAGAGAAAGATAAGCTTAATCAAGTATTAAATACAAACTCAAACGTTGACCAGGAGTGGATGATAATATCAGAGTTCGGTGGATACTTCGGCTATGCTGCAATCGAAGCGGTAATGGAGAACCGAATAGATCGAGACGTTGTAGAGGTGCTTGTAGAGGCGCAGCGTAAGATATGGGACAAGAAAATGCTAGATGTAGCCGAGGCGACACTTGCAAGCGCTGCAGCAGCACAAGCCGGTAAAAAAGCTGGTTCGGTATTCCAGAAACTAACACGAAGATTTACTAGGGGCATGAAGGTAAAAGAATGAATACAACAGTAGGGACAATTTCATATCTAGTCGAGATCGACACTTCTTCGATGAAGGGACAGCTCCGCACGCTTGATAAGGCTGTCGATGAGACAAGTAACAATATAGCGTCATCTACACAAAAAGGTGAGGGCGGATTTTATAAAATGGGCGCAGCTATGGGGGTTGTTGCTGGCATAGCCCAGAGCGTAGTAACAAAAGCAATTGATTCTATATCTACTTCTATTGGGAGTGCTGTTACTCGTGTTGATACTCTTGAGAACTTTCCTAGAGTATTGAAGGCTATGGGTACAGGTTCAGAAGAGGCTAAGGCAGCTACTGATAGATTATCTAAATCACTAGAAGGTCTGCCTACCTCCCTGCAAGATGGCGCAATGGGAGTGCAACAGTTTGTAGCTGCAGGTTTAAGCGCAGATAAAGCAACTAGTACTTTCCTTGCAATGAACGATGCTCTTTTAGCAAGTGGCGGTAATGCTCAAGATGCTGGTATTGTAATGGATAGCCTTACACGAGCATTATCAGGTGGAAGTACAAATGCGACAACTATGCAGGCTGCACTAAGCCGTATGCCAACTGCTTTACAGGGGCTGCAAAAGGCTACAGGCTTAAGTGCTGACGAACTTTATAGACTATACGCCGCCAATCCTCAAAAATTGGCCGATGATCTAATAGCTCTTGATAAGAACGGGGGGGGTGGATTATCCTCTCTTGCCGAGCAAGCCAAGGAAGCTACAGCTGGTATTAGCACGGGTATGACAAATGCTGAAACTGCTGTTACTCGTGGCGTCGCATCTATCATTACAGCCATAGGTAGTGAGAACATTGCAAACGCTATAACTAGCATAGGCAAAGCTTTTGAGACATCATTAAAGGGAGTTACTGGATTTATAAACTTCTTAAAGAGTAACCAAGAAGCACTTACAGTATTTACTGGGGCAATAACTGGCCTAGCTGTTGCTATAGCGGTAGCCCTAGCTCCGGCTATATGGGGAGCTGTTGTGGCATTTGGAGCCTTAGCACTCGCTGCTGCTCCATTTATAATAGCTGGCGCTGCAATTGGGGCAGTAGCTTATGTAATAATGAGTAACTGGAGCGGTATATCTTCATTCTTTACAGGAATATGGGATGGTATAAAAGCAGGACTTCAGGCTGTTGGCGACTTCTTTACGGTTGTCTGGGCTACGATACAATCAACTGTATCAGGAGTTATAAACTGGATAAGTACTAACTGGCCTCTATTGCTAGCAATTATTACTGGCCCCATAGGAGTGGCTGTCTTAGTTGTTACAAGAAACTGGGATACTATCAAGAACGCAGCAGCAGCAGCCTTTGACTTTATTAAATCTCTACCCGGCAAGATTGTATCTGCTATAGGTAATCTTGGTTCACTTCTGTACAATGCCGGACGTGATTTAATTCAAGGGCTCATAAACGGTATAGCTTCGCTGGCTGGCGTAATTGGTAATAAAGTAAAAGAGATAGCCAATGGCGCTATAAAGATGTTCAAGAATGTACTTGGTATACACTCGCCGTCAACGGTATTCACCGGATTTGGTAAGAATATAACACAGGGTTTAGTAAATGGAATAACCTCTGGCATGGGCTCGGTAAACTCGGCAGTCGAGGGCATAACTGGTGCTACGATATCCCCAGTAGTAAGCACAAGTAACCCGTCTCCGCTTGAAAACCTTGCAATAGACAGCAACCAGACCGTAACCGTAGTACATAAGCTAGACGGCAACCTGATGATAGCTCGCTCGGCTTCTGATATGCGCGATGTATTCAGCCAGGGCATTGAGTTAGTAAACCAAGAACGTAGAGCTAGAGGGGCAGTACAGATATGAACATAACAGCAACAATCAACAGCCTAGACTTACCGTCAATCGAAGTGCCTTTGAGAATGCGCCGATTGGATATGCTCAACCCCAAAGTTACGCTATCAAACGATGTGTTTGCTTATACGACTGACAACCGCCGCAAGTTGTGGGAGTTTCCGTACTCCTTTATGGACGAGACTACTTACGAAGCCATACAAGCCGTGTACGATGCGCAAGTAGAGACAGGCGTGTTCCCAACCATTTCAATACCTTACTACGGCGTAGACGGCGTTACAGTGTTTATGCAGCTTAATGATATGGAAGTCTATAACGATTGTGGCTCCGTTCAAAATATACAATTATCTTTCAGGGAGACTTTAGCTGATAGTGGGAGTAGCTAAGTGCAAACCACAAGCTTACAATTTACCGAGCAAGCAGACGCTAATATAGCCGTACCGTCATGGAGAGTATCTGCCTCATTTGATAAGGTGTACGACCCCTCGGTTGAGATATTTACCCTAGACTCATCATTACTTGATGGCCCAGATATTCTTGCTCTTGATGATAGCGATGTAGTTACCGAGTGGGATAAGTACCTATACACGGATTATTCAGACCGTGTGCTATCTGTTGAGACTACCAGACAAGTAATCGAACCAGCCAGCATGGTGCAGACTATGGCAGATGTTACCTTTAAGAATGACGATGACTTCTTCACACCCAATTCAGGCAGTCCCATAGACCAATACATCTTGCCTAAGCGACCATTCCGCATATTCATGGGCTTTAAGGGCGAGGTTGTACCCTTATTCGTGGGACTATCCGAGAAGATGCCGACCATTAATAAAACGCAAGGCACAGCTACGTTCCACTTGATTGACTTCCTGTCCCTTATTCTAGACCGTGAAGTCCCCCAGACTGCTATGCTCTTAAACTACTCGACAGGCGAGATACTAAGCGAGTTGTTTGGCGAAGTCGGTATCTTACCTAACCAGATGAGCATAGACACATCATTTAACCGCATACCATTCTTCTTTGTGGAAAAGGGGATAAAGTTACGCACAGTTGTGGAAAAGTTAATGATAGCCGAGCAAGGTAGACTGTATCTTGATGAGCTGGGGATAATAACCTTTAAGAACCGCCAGAACTACAGCACCACGCCTGTCTGGTCATTCGATAAAACTAAGACTATCGACTATGACGTAAGCGGCGAAGATGACATCATCAACTCGGTTAAGATAAAAATGAACATTCTATCCGTGATGAGCGAACAGAGTGTCTGGGAGTCAGCCGAAGTTTACACCGTACCAGCAGGAGGCACTAAACAAGTATGGGTTAATTTAACCGACCCTATCACATCAGTAGTAACGCCTATCTACGCTACACAATCAGAGTTCTACAGCCACTTTCTTGCTTCGAGTGATACGGCTGGCGAGTTCCCCTATGCAGATATAGCGGTTGATTCAATCTACAGCTTCGGTAAGTCGGTCTTAATAACCTTTGAAAATACCGGTGCGACAACGGGATACGTTACAGCGGTAGACTTATGGGGTACACCTGTAAAGACGATTGATGAGATTATCGTGCAAGACTTCGACCAAACCTCAATAGACGCATTTGATGAGCAGAAGTTTGAATTTGAGACTGAATATATACAAGACGAAGATCAAGGTATTTCAATGGCTGCTGTCATGGTAAATGATTACAAAGACCTCGCCTCGATTGTCAGCATAGACGTACAAGGCAACCCAGCCCTACAGCTTGATGATATGATTACACTAGACCTTGACGGCTTCCAGGGCGACCACATCATAACTAAAATAACCAACATCATGCGTGTTGAGGGTGGTATTGAAAACCCCAGCATAAACTATGAGCAACGTATCACTGCTAAGTTTAAGGAGCCAATCCAGTACTTCATACTAAGCTCTGATTCTGTTGATATGTCGCTACTCGATAGTGACGCGGTCTTAATGCCATAGGAGGTAATATGTCAGAAGTAATACGATCAGGTAAAAAACGAATACTAAGCAATGACGGCAGGGTGCAGTTAAGCATCAACGATAACCGTATCTTGCACAATGACGGTACGACTAACCGTTTCTTAATCGGGGATAAGACTACTACCGAGAGTAAAATCTTAATGAGTAAAGAGGGCGAGAACGTACTAAACGTATGATTGAGGTAACGTCAGACAAGAACTACATGAAGCGATTGCTTGAGGGTAGTTTGTCTATGGCTGCCCCGTTCTTATCTGTAGGTGGTCTGTATTACACATCTACATCTGTAATACCCCACAATCTAGGCTACAGACCGTTTTTTGTAGTGCAGTATGAGCTGGGGCAAGACGGTATTATCTGGCAGCCAGGTGGTGTAAGGGCGTTCGGCGCAACCAATCCCCTGGTAGACCCTGATAACGTAACCGCACCAGCCTTGACTGTCTACCCTGATGATAATAACTTAACAATCGAACTAAGCTACTTTGATAACTCATTAACGGGGTTATTTAATGTGCATTATGTGATATACCAAGACTATGGACTTATCTAAAACAATCCTAACCAGTGATACAAACGCCTTTAAGAATGTCGCAAGATATGACGGCACTATTGTATTTCCTACTTCGCTCGCGGCAGATGCAAGCACTTTCGTAACGGTTACAATCCCTATGGAGGACTTGCCAAAGTTTAGCAACTTCTCGGCGTACTTCCTTGAGACAAGTGATGCCAACTACGGTATAGGTTCAGCACAGTGGTACAACAACTCTATCGCTCGTAATGGTGTGGCTATCGAGAACTTAACCTTTGGGGGGTTTGACGGTGCATCTGTTTACCCCGTGCTAGAGGGCAGTAACGTAGTAGTGACTGGTTTCTTCCAAAACGCCTATGGGGTGGATATAACTATGGCTCCGCTTAGTGTGCCATTTTCATTTGTTGAATACACGGTGGATAGCTAATGGCTAACTATCCTTTTACTTCTGTAACGTCTGATGAGAACCTTGATAAGATTGTGTATGAAGATGAGGTTACTTACACCGTTCCTGGGCCAGCCAGTATTTCAGACCCAACCTATCAGCTTGAGACTATCCCCAACCCTTACGGGCAGAAATGCTTTGTCGCAGCAAGTTACTCGGTTGACGGCGTAAACTTCTACGACCAGTCTATGTTCATTTACTACTTCTTTAACTCATTCAACCCACAAGTGTTGTCTTTCTCGGTTGATGTTGGTTGTAGTGATTCAACAATCTATTTCTTCCTAACCAACGGCTTGGAGGTAGGTGGCAGCCCTGTCAGTCAGACAGTAACGATACGTTTTGCGATTCACACACTTACTTGAAATGGTACAATATATACATAGCCTATTAAACAGGAATTAACTCTATGCCACTGCCGAATACACCTACGTTTACGCCCCTCGATCCATTACTAGCGAGTAAACTAACCGACCTTGTTGAGAATGATGAAGCCTTACAAGACTGGTCTGCTTTTGACGCTGGTACTCTTCCAGGGAGCATTATTGCTACTAATGCTGTTGAGGCAAGGAGCCTCGCCACAAATGCAATCACACTCGGATATGCTGAAACAACAACAAGTCAAACTGGGATAACCACAATAACAGACTTAACTGGCTTATCTGTAACCGTAACAGTCCCAGCAGGGGGTCGGTATATTGAGATCCATGGCGCAGTATCACTTAACGGCTCTACCTCTAATCTTGCCGGTCTGCGTATCCGCGAGGGAACTGATGTTTTAGGTGTATCGAGACAACCGACCAATGGAACGGGTGGTTGGTCTGTTAGAACCGATGTCTGGTTTAGGGGTGTAGTAACCGCTGGATCGCACACATATAAGCTATCCTTGACTCTTGACGCTGGCTCTGGCAGCGTAGCAGCTGAGGCTACAACACTTGCCGCTGGGACATATGGCCCTAATTTCATAACGGTTTCAGCATTCTAAATGAGCGACCAAACTATTGCACTACTACTAGGAACGTTCGGGACAATCATTGCAGGGTTCTTTAAGCTCATAAATGACCAGAACAAAGTGCACGGTAAAATAGCAGAGGGTCTTACTAAACTTGAAGAATCAGGCAAAGACCAAGCAGAAGCCATGCGTGAAGTAGCAGCCGAGACTAAGCAGGGTAATAAAGAATCAGCCAAACGTAACGGACACCTAGGCGAACAGAACATACAGATTACTAAACTCATCACTGAAACACGAGCAGATATGCTCAACGCTGTTGAAAACGTAACCGAGCAACATGTAGACAGGCAGTATGTAGCCAAACAAGTAAAGGAGAAGTAATGACAAAGCGAGTAATCTTAGCCGCAGGTCACGGCGGTGGCGACAGCGGAGCAGTCGGGCAAGGTACAACCGAAGCCCAGCAGACAATCGAAATAACTAACCGATTAGCCGATAAGCTTCGAGCAGACGGTCAGCTTGAAGTCGTAGTAGTTCCCCATGAGTTAAACCTCGCCCCAACAATTAGCTGGATAAATGAGCGCTACAAAAGCCTCGATTCTGGTTATGTACTTGAGATTCACAAGAACTCTGCCGTTGGTGGTCATGGCGTAGAAGTATGGTTCTATTCAGGCGACCCAGCAAGTCAGGCAAAAGCTCAAGCTGTACAGAATGGTCTAGTGCAAGCCACTGGTCTACCCGACCGTGGTGTAAAGGGCGATGCTACTAACCGCTTTGGTCGATTGGGCATTATTCGAGATACTAACCCTTGGGCTGGTCTTGCCGAGTGTGGCTTCATTACAGACGGTGGCGACTTCCTCGACCCAGACCGCTATGCAGAAGGTTTGAAGATCGGTCTACTAGCTATCTGGGGTCTTACCCCTAAACCAGCCGTAGTCCCACCAGCTACTAAGCCTGTAACCGTAGCGTTCAGAGTTTACGCCGGTACTAAGCAGATTGGTGCTTACAATACTGAAAGTGGTGCATGGAACAAATACGCTGCCGAGGGTGGTACAAAGATTGCTGATAAAGACGGCAACGATGTTACGGCTTACTTTGTGTCTAAGTACCGCGTAGTAACCGCACAGCCCTCGCCAGAGCCGTCAGACTTGGAAAAACGTGTTGGTGTACTAGAAGCAACATTAAAGGCTGTTGTAGACTTCCTAGACGGCTTGTTTAAGAACTGGAGAAAGTAATGGACTTAAATCTACCTAGTGAACTACGCAAAGTAATCTACACAATCACGGCAGTTGGCACACCTACAATGGTGTATCTAAACCAGCAAGCAGTAGTTAATGACTTCTGGCTTGGTCTGTTTAGTGTGGTTGTTGGCGCTGTAGCTATCTTAGCCCGTGTAAACGTGAGCGAGCAGTGAGCGTAGGTGTAATAATCATCATCATTTTAGCGGCTATCATCTTTAGTCGATTGTTCTAAAATAATCACGGCAAATATCAATATAGAATTGGCTTGCAAATAAGCCTATAATTAAAAGTCCATAAGGAGGGTACATTTATGAGCGAAGTAGTAACAAAAATAAAAAAGCCAGTTGACGCTATTGACTGGGAGAATCTAGACGTAAGTAATATAAAGTTGTGTAGTATAGAAAATCCGTCGTGCGAATCCTGTGGAGGCTAGACTGTACAAGTCTCGTATTATAAGATAGAATAGGTGTATGACTAAATTTTATACACCTGACGGAAAATATCACCCAACTGGTGCGGAGCATCCAAACTGGAAGGGTGATAAGATTACCCTAAAAGCAGTACATGATTATATTAAATATTACAAACCAAAGCCAGAAGTTTGTGATAGATGTGGTAAAAAGCCTAAGCGCCTTGATCTAGCGAACATTAGCCCTACACCCAATAAAGATACCTACACAAGAGACTTTGAAAACTGGAATTGGCTATGTAGACGCTGCCATATGATTGAGGATGGGCGTATGAGTAATCTTATGCGAGGCAATAAGCCTAAAAGATATGCCAAATGTGGTAGGGATGTTGTTGCTAGGGGCATTTGCCTTAAACAATATAACTACGAACGTAGGCACGAGAGAGGTCGCACTAATTCAAAACAGACTCCTTGCGAGAGCTGCGCTGGCTAGTATATAATTAGCTAGTGGTAAGGTACAAAGGAGAGCTTAACGGCTCTTTTTTGCTATAATAAGTATGTAGGGCTCATGCCCTGCAATACTCTCCATTAGCCAGGAGGCTGATTATAGCGAGCCCTAGCCCGTAGGCTATGACCTATAGTTGGTAGATACAGACAGTTGGCGACTGGTTTCGGGATGTAGACTGGGTCGCCGTAAGGCCACGCCAGCTACCTTTAAGAGCCCTTTCGGGGGCTTTTTGAGTATTGTATTTACAAAAAATAAAGCGCATTATAAACGCAAGCCCCTTGAAAACTAGGAGTCCCATTGACCGACAAACTCCAGACTCACCACCTGTACTGGCCTCGCAAGTCCTACAAGACCAAGATGGAGAAGAAGTTCCGAGGCCTGCCCTGCAACCTCCAGAAGCTTGATGCTCAAGCTCACAAGCTCATCCATCAGCTCAACCCCAACGGCAACACCGGCGGCAAGCCCCGTCGCGAGGTGATGATCCAGGCAATTCGCAACCACGAGAACGGAGAGTGCAAATGCAACCAACCCCCGTTGTTCTGAACATCGGAGAAGAGCGAATCGAGCTGTCGGAAGACACTTGCTGGGTTTGCCTCTTCACGGAAGCCCCGGAACAAGATCACATCTACGTCTACGAGCCGTCTACATTCGTGATCTACAACAACCGGGTGGTCATCGACCAGCTCATGCACATGGGCTATCCGATGCAGGTTCGTCGCCTTCCCACCCCGTGGGACAACGACGCTTACGACAAGTACATCGCCATGCTCGCCGAAGAGCTGGATCACGAGCTGGAGGAGATGTGAACCAGGAAGCCATCGAAGCCCGTCGGCGTGACATCCAGAACCAACTGGGGCCACTCCGCCGCCAACACCAGGCCGTGACGCGTGACATCGTCCGTCTCGAAGAAGAGCTGGTTCAACTGCAACGCGAAGAAGGGAGGTACGACACATGTTGAGGAAGCTGTTCAAGTTCCTGTTCACCCAGCCGACCGAGCTGTGCCTGTCGGAGCACAAGCGGTGAAGCCGCAGAGCAATCGCCCCCACAACCACCGCCCCTACTGGAAACGGTAGGAGCAAGAGTTGGTAGACCTCTAAAACTACCGCCAATTATAAAAAAGAACCCCGTTTCCGAGGTTAGTTCCCTACCACAAGATGATGATAACACAAAAGACACGGGAGGGTGAACCGTGTCTTATGTTTACAGTATTTCAGATTATGTTTGTGATGTCAATACTTATTAACAGTTTATAGAAAACCGCGTATCTGCCTCATAGTATATCTAACTGGCGCGCCCGGAGCGTTAGCGTGGCTTACGGCTACAGACCCATCTGAGTAAATCCCCTCAACCCGAGCGGTGTGGTTGAAGTAGAATACTGCTATTGCCCCAATATACGGAGTCATGGTAGTCGGTCGCCATCCGATTGGATTCCCGAAAGGTACTGGCCTAAACTTCTTTACCCAATCAACGCAGTTATTACCTGCTGCGATAAATCCATGATTACCAGCAATTAACTCGCCAGTGTATGCTGCTGGCGTTGGTGCAGGCGCTATGTATACGGGCTGTGAGGCTATTTCAGCCTGTCTAACGCGTTCCGCTTCTTCGGCGGCTAATTTGTCCGCCTCGGCTTGTTTCGCGGCTTGTGCAGCGCGTAGAGGCGTTAAAACCTCTATATCGAAGTCTGGTCGCTTTATTTCTTTTGGTCTAAGTTGTTCTATTTGAATCGGAGCTTTGATTTGAACAGGCTGGGCTTCTTGCTTAACGGTAAATGCCAGCGTAGCTAAAATTGTTAAAATAATGGACTTCCTCCAAAGAAGCCGTCAATAATGTTACCCTTGGACGTTTACAAGTTACCCCAACTAGCTTTTTGTGTCAAATCTATACCATATAAAAGCTATGATAAAGAATACGGTGTAGAAGCAAGCAAGCATTATAAGCAAGCCAGAAGCTACCCATGCAAAAGCTGACAATGCAGTAATCATGCTTCCTCCTTATGTAGTACGAACCTAGTTAATCCTGGCGAAATGTAAAGCGTTGATATTAAGTATCCTTGCTTCCTTAGTTCGTGTAGACGCGCGCTGTAGCGAAAGGCGATGCGGTTTAATGTTACGTTCGTCACTCCGTTGTCTCCGGCTTTCTCTAGCAATGCTAGAATCTTCTCTTGTTGTGTTGCCATGTCGTTCTCCTTATTACAGCTCTTATGTTAGCACAAGCGTTATAACAATGCAAACAATGGTCGATAGAACAAAACTAACAGATTGAGTTGGGGGTCGATAGAAAGTCGATAGAAACAAATTCCCCCGATTCATCACCGGGGGCAGGTACTTATATTATAACAAAAACAGAGCCATATAGACTCTGTAATCGTGGACAGGAGCAGCCTTGAAAACATACTAATTATAACTCAAAAAAAGAAAAAAGAATATCAATCCCTATTCTAATATGAAGCCCTAAACTAGAATAACAGCGTTTCTTATTCTACTTACCACTGTATATGTAGATGAGCTAGCGAAGTTGTTTAACATAAATAATCTTTGGTTGTTGCACAGAATAAGTTGCTTCACCAGCATTGAGAGCGTCTTTAAGCCGTCTAGCGAAGGGTTTTAGCTCGCCTTTATATTTAGTACGGATTGCTTTGTCGTGGTACTTCTTACCATTCCATAATATAACCTTACCCTTAGCAGTCATGCCTACTTTAGAGAAGTTGGTAGCCTGATAGATAATGCCTTGATGACCATAGTTAGGGTCGGCATAACTTACAATAGTCTTGACTTCAGTATTCTGCTTGAGCCAACGTAAACACTTACCTATAAAATAACTCTCGGTATTCTTGGGGGTGTCGTCTATGCACACCAGCCTGCGGAGTTCTAATACATCCGACTCTTGCTCTCCATATTTACGCCACGCATTAGCCATACCGAGTTTACCAAATATCATAGCTCCCTTTATCTCGTCGCCGTCTACCAGCTTAAAACAATAAGAACTCATTAAGCCGTTGATATTATGAGAGTAGTGCCATGTCTCTATGAAGTCTCGAACTTCACTTCGTGGGCATTCGATAACTTCCCAGTCTTTCATAACACTCCTTTCTTTACCTACCTATGGTTTACTTATCCAGGACTTCTAGCAGGGCTGAGATTGAGCGTGGGCTTTTGTAACCAAGATACTCCATAATCTTACGATAAGGTACATCTAAATCTACTAGCTGTTGCACAAACATAGCTTTTAGTTCTTTCTCAGTGTATCGAAGCTCTGGCTCTGCTACACCATCAGTTACCAACCTTAATATGCAATATCGTTCTGTTTTCATACTTTGTTCTCCTTTATTAGTTATCGATGTCTGGTAAATCTTTAATTTGCTTATCTGTCATGCCTTGGATATGGTAAGCCGACTCTAGCTCATACTTAGTCTCATCAGTCTGGTTAATGAGCTGTTGCCATGCTTGCTCCTCTGTATCATGAAAGTCAGTACAGATTAGTCCTCCATCTGAATAAATTGCTGCGTACTTCATACTTTGTTCTCCTTTATTGGCGTGGCTGGCAAGAGATTTTATGCCTACTTACGCTAGCTTTGGGGAGAGATTCTCCTCGCTCTGCTAGACCACCTTTATTAGTTTACAGACGGGCTAATAGTTGATAGCAATACAGTTTCCTGCACTCTAGCCTAACGTAGAGACCACTCGGCGAAGCCGGACGACTTGCTCATGCCTGAGACTTATTACGTTCCCTCGCCACTTCAAGTCTTTGCTACCAACTAACAACCAATCTATAAAGTTACTCATAGCTGGCTAGAAACCATTATATTTCTTTTATGGCTTGGTAGCTCCTGTTTTTAAGGTCTTTCAGCCACCTCAGCATGCTCGTTAGACCCGCCAGCTTAAAGTATCTCTGGGCTGCTGCTTTGACATAGGCGAGCTTCACGCCCATATGGGTTCGTGTCGCTCAACATGTAACCTAGTCTAGCCACTTACGCTGACACCCAGACTCTGGGCTGCTGCGTATGCTTACGCCACTAGAGGGTCTCCACCCACCACCCAGACTATTTAATTTTTAACAATACTACTAAACACTACCCATACTATTTACTTACAATACGTTACATACATCTCAACCGCCGCAGAATCGCCCTGTAAGAGCTTACCGCAGTCCGGCTGTATGTTGTTCTGCATTACGATGTAACCAATAACGGCTACTAATGCTACTAAGATGATTGTTATCTTTTTCATTTTACCCTCGTTTTTATTTTGTGGTAGAGGAGCTGGCGTAGTCTCGGTTAGCACCTAAGCTGGTTGAGCTGTTGCTGCTCCTCATGACTGTATATTAGCACAAGGGCTATTCTAGTGTCAAGCACTTTTTAATAGTTCAGGGTTCTCGTAAATATTGCCGATTACTTCAATATATTTGGTATCTGACCTGCCAACATTAAAGCCACTACCGACCGAATATTCATCATCCATTTGGTCTGTGGCGGTTAAATCATCCTCCCAGCCAACCTGGTAATTGTAGGAATGTTTACCTGTACCGCTTTGAACAATATCGCCTTCGTATATCTCAACACCGTTCTTATCTTTTAAGCCAGTGTATTGCATGAAATGATGTTCAGGTGCGTCATCTATCCAAAAGTCGCCTACCAAATGTGGGTTCTCCACAAATATATCGGTGTGGTCTATTAATTTGCTATTTACTTTATCCCAAGCTCTAAATTTAATTGGTCGTTGCATAGCCAAGCTCCTTTTTTACTAAATATACAAACAATCGGGTCGGGCTACCTTGCTTATCGGTTTCCTTTGCCTCAATAGCCAGTTTAGTTAAAGCTCCCTCGCTAAATTGCCAGGCGAACTTCATAAACAAGGGTAGTGAGTTATCCACAGGTTTAAGTATCGACTCTAAGTATGCAGCCGTTTTCTGTACTTGCTGCCTTTTATTTGGTTCGTATGAACCTCTAGTACTAGTATTTAAAGTAGTACTTTTACTAGTACTAGTCTTAATGACTTCTGAAACGTGCATGGGGTTGACTCCGTTCTAACCACCTGATAGTATATAAACAACACGTACTTGAATACGCCTCGTTGCCTAGCAGCGGGGTTTTTTCTTAACACAAAATTTAATGTATTTGGACAGGTCGGGTTAACCCTAATCATGCAAGTATTAACACGTACTTGATGATTGTTATCATAATAGCTCACTTTTATAAACATTGCAACTTGCATAATAGTTACGCTTGTGCTAAGATTAAACATGCTCGATAGTACATCTATGCTTACTCCGTCATGAGAATCGACCCTCATACGATAGCTAAAATCAAAGTGATATTTTTGTCATCTAGTGGCTATGCTAATACGAGCTGGTATAGCCAACATAAAAGCCCCCTGTTATTTTGGAGAACAACGGTGGGGGCATAAGCGGTATTATACTTAGTAAGAGGGAATTATACAATGCCAGTAAAGCGAGCCAGTAACAAAGCAAAAGCTAAGGCCGACACGTTATTTAGCTTGATTATTCGTAGCGAGGGTTCGTGTATGCAGTGTGGCTGGACTTGCACTTGTGAGAACGCTCCTAAAGCCCACACACGCGATTGTAAACTTACAACCTCGCATATTATAGGTCGCAAGTATTCAGCTACTAGAACGCTTGAAATGAATGCACAATGTATCTGCTACTCATGCCATCGAAGATTTACCGATTGGCCGCGAGAGTTCAGCCGGTGGATTACCGACACGATAGGCAGCGAGGCATACGATGAGTTAGTCCGCACCGCCCAGACCGTTACCAAAGTAGATTGGGAAGCAGAAGTTGATCGCCTTACATTAAAAGCAAAAGACCTCGGTATAAAGTAGTTGCATTATAATAGCCGTTGTGCTAATATATAGAGGTAAAGGAGAACAACAAATGTCAGAATCAAAAACACTACATGAAAAGCTCGTTATAATTCAAAGCGAGTTGAAAGTCCCTAAAGGTCAGAACAATGACTTTGGCGGTTTTAAGTACCGCAACCTAGAGGACATCGAGAACCAGGTTAAACCATTCTTAAAAGAACATAGGCTTACACTTGTACTATCAGACGAAATGGTCGATGTTGGTGGCCGTATATATGTTAAGGCTACAGCTACATTACATGACGGCAAGGATACTGTATTCAATACCGCATTCGCTCGTGAAGCTGAAGCAAAGAAAGGTATGGACGATTCGCAGCTTACCGGGGCAACATCAAGCTACGCCCGTAAATACGCCGCTTCTGGTCTATTCTTAATTGATAATACAGCCGATGCTGATAGCCACGATAACCGCGAATACACACCAGCCCCGAAGCGTACAATGGCGAAAGTCGAGGAAGCACCAAGCGAGAGCCAAATCAACCTTGGCAAGACTTTAATGAATGAGCGAGGCTACGAGGGCTTAGAAGCGGTTAGTCTATCCAAGCGGCTAATCGGCAAGAATGTACCTACCACTAAAGATGAATATTCAGAGCTTATCAAAAAGCTCTTGGTAGAACCACACAAGAACGACAACCAAGCAAAGGCGGTGTAATGAACAGTAAGAAGTATATAGACGAACGGCTTGCTGATTTTCCAGAGATAGGAGAGGCTAAAGTATTTGGGATAGATATAAAAAAACTTTCAAAAGCCCAGCTCTATAAGGTCATAGCCCATTTGCTAGAACAGAATAACCGCAGATAAATAAGGAGATAAACATGCCCGGAACAACCGATTGACAAAAACAGTCCCAGTCTAGTACCATTGACATATGAAGAATGTAGCTAAAATACCGTTATCGGGAAAAATAAGTAACGGGTCATACGCGTTAGTAGACGTTGAAGATGTAGAGCTTGTTGCAGGAATACGCTGGCACTTAAACGACATGGGCTATGCAGTAAATAGGACTGGCGGAAAGACCCTTAGAATGCACCGACTAATAAACAAAACACCAGATGGATTGTTTACAGACCACAAGAACCACGATAGGTTAGACAATCGAAAGAGCAACCTTAGAACCGTAACACAAGCCGAGAACATGGCTAACTACAAGGGGGCTAAAGGGTACGCATGGGACAAGTCAAAGCAGAAATATATTGTACGAGTAGGTACTAAGTTCTGCGGCAGATACAAGACAAAAGAAGAAGCCAAAGACGCATATAAGAGGTACTCAAGTGGTCAAGAATATGTACCACAGAGACGTAAACTTTACCACCTACCAACAGGTATAAGTAAACAGTTTGGTAAGTATAGGGTAAGACCACAAGTAAATGGCAAAAGAACATGGCTTGGAGCGTACGCCACGCTTGCAGAAGCTGAACAAGTATTAAAAAAATGGCGAGAAAGATAGGGTATATTATTTCAGGCACGGAAATTGGTGGCCGCAAGGCTGACAAAACAATCAAACAACGATACGACGCAGAATACCTAGAAAAGTACGGTATGACATGGCGACAGTTAGTAGGCCAGAAAGGTGGCAAGACGAGTAGAGGTGGAGGCTGGACAGGCGACACAGACCGCGCTCGAGAAATGGGCAGCAAGGGCGGAAGCCTTGGCCGTAAGGGGCTTCGTATTGTCGAACACGATGAGCGTAAACGTGTATACATAGACCAACATACAGGCGAGCCGGTACTGTACTTGAATGTTGAGGGCAAATGGATACGCCAGTAAATCACAACGATAAAGTCTTAAAGGTACAGAATGGCTTTGTATTCTATGTTTGCGATGACTGCAAAAAAGTCCGCAAAAGTCCCGTATAACGCTTGCAATGCCTTAGCCCTTGTGCTAATATAGAAGCATAACAAGGAGAACAACAATGAATAGTGACGGTAGCAGAACAATAGCATTGAGCAATGGCGTATTCGCTACAGTAGACGGATCGCGAGTACTCATAGAGCAACACTTTGATAATGGCATCATGCGAGAAGTATCAACCACGTTGAACGATCTTAAAGAGATCATTAAGGCGGTGCAATAATGAGTCAATTTTACCTCATGCAAGAGATAGACAACTTTGTCTACGACAGCGCTCGCGACCGCTTGGTTCATAACGCCGCCAACGTAGAAGTCGAGCAAGAAATGGGCGAACGCATGGCCGAGCGAGCAGAGTTTTACCGCGATATGGCTAGGGAGCTTGACTGTGAATAAAAACGACAAATATATACAGTTCCGGCACGGTGGGTTTAACGCCCAACACGCGCCTATTGAAGATGTAATAAAATACTTAACAGTAACCTTAAAGAAGAAATGGGGCGATGATGAGGGTATCACAAAAGCCGAGAAGTAAAGCAATAGATTCACTAAGCTGCAAACGCTGGCAGAATACATGGGTATGGCACTACACGGTAGGTGTTATGCCACAACCAAAGAGGTTGATGAGTGACCGCACCGCTAATATCTTAGTAACAATATTCATCATCGCAATGTCAGCACTAGCAGTCGGTATTATCCGCGAGCTGTACCTTGCAACACAATGTATAAACTGGCAGAACGTACCACTCGACCAAGTAGCTACGAGGTGTATGTAATGAGTAGTTTACGAGATGCCTTCTACGAGGTCGTTAAAGACCAATATATCTCTGGCTGGAACGCCGGCAAGGATAGCAGTAAACCTTTTGATATAAAAGCTGATGAGGCTGTTGACGCTCTTATCCAAGCCGTAGAAGCCAGCTTACCAGATATTAAGACCGACCCAGTAGAAGGTTACCACTTTCAGTGGTACAACGGCTGGAACCATGCAGTCACTACTTTTAAGAAAAATATAAGAGGCTAGAATGAGTAAATACAAACGAGGCGATGTCCTCAAGCTAAACCCTAAAGACCACAGCAGCCTTGCTAACTGGTGCCGACACAATATATTCATCTACGATGATGAGTACGACCAATTTGTAGATACCTACTGGGGTATCCTGGAATCTAATAACAAACGCTATAAACTCGACAAGCTAAAAGAGTTGGGCGAAGTAGTAGATAAAAAGCTAAATATCTTCGATATGAAATCATGTTGGTCACGAGACTTTGAGGAGTACGAACCACAAGACAAGCTATATATACCTGTGGGCGGTGGTTCGCAGAGGCTACTAGTACGCAATGGTGCTAGCAAGTCAATAAATCTAAAGATACAACTCTTAAAGGATGAGATATCTGAATTAGAGAGCGATATTAGCTATAAACAAGACAGAGTCGAAAGTAAGAAAGAAAAACTCGACCTGCTTACCCGAGACATTACCGAGCCACAACGGGTTAGGAGTAGTAACGATGACGATGTCAAATCAACTAAGTAAGAGGTATTAGACTATGAGTAACTATGAGCCAGAATTAGGACAAGCCATGTTCGACAACCATTACCAACAGTTCAGTGTGCCAGAGCTTGCTGTAGCTGTTCTACGAGCCATAGGCGATGAGGTTGAGCGTGTTGAGTGGAATCGTACCCAAAAGCAATTTGACGCTCCTACAGGCAATAACGGCGGCGAGTATGAAACACCAGTATTCAGAATGGAAGCCTACTGCTGGTGCGACGGCGAAGGTGAAGGACACGAGAACGGTTGTCCACCCAACTTTAAGTGGCGAGATGTAGAAATCTGCTGGTATAAGTACCTTGGCAGGGGTATGTCAAGTAACACCGAGCTAACTCCTAACCTTATTAACGAAATGCTAACTGAATGCCTAAAATCAATCGAGGCAAGTCATGACTAACGACAAGATAGATAGTAAACTAGACGAACTGTTTGAAAACTTTTACAGTCAAGCGGAAGTGAATGCCACCGAAATAGGCTGGGAAGCTATTGGAGAAGCCGAGCAAGAAGCTAAGAAGCAAATACTAGAACTCATTGTAGAGGCACAAATTGAGAAGTTAGAATACCTAGCAACATCAGACCCTAGATATACAATGGCGGCACTTAAAGATGAGCTTGCAGCACTAAAAGCCCAACTCCAAGACTCCCCCAGTAAGGACAAGAGGTCATGACCGTAGATTTGATTCTATTCATGATGGCTATCGGTATAGGGACAACATTTTTAGTCGTGTTCGGGATTGTATTTGATATTACTAATGACAGGGTTAAAAGATGAGAATTGTAGAAGGTGACAAAGATTATATCACTATGAATGTTCTGATGGTTGCTATTGCAACTTATGTAGCTGTACCTGTATGGGTGTGGCTAGCTAGCGGTAGCACTAAGTGGGGAGTGATGACGTTCATACTGATAACCTACTGGCTAAATGATTTGCTAATTTGGCCTAAACGAAAAAAGAAGTTGAGCCAATCAAGTAACAAAGGGACAGAGTAATGAGTATTATGGTTTGTAACAGTTGCGGAATGGTCTGGGGTCCAATGGGCCCCCGGTGCATCAAATGCAGTTCATACAATGTTAGTCAAGCTGGTGTTGGCGTTTCGATAACAGACCAACCAAATCCCTTACCAGAGACTAGTACGCCTAACATAGAAACACACATAGAACGCCAGGCTGTTGACATAGAGCCTGTGGATAACCAATCTTCAGACCCCCGAAATATGGTTGAGACTAGTACGCTTAGAGAGCAGCTTGTAGAAATGTTTAGACACGATCTATACGATCTTGGAGCTTCACGAGTAGAGACAAATAATCTATCGCATGATTGGGCTAACATGATTGCCGACCTCATCTACCAGGCTGTAAAAGAAGAACGTGAACGCATAATTGCAGCAGTCGAAGAAACCACTAGTATGTATTTCGGCAGAGATGTACCTGTATTCAAAGACTTAGCCGACTACATGGAGAAGGTCGCCAAGATACGAGAAATACAACGCAAAGAAATTGTAGACCGCATTAACCGGCTAGAGAAAGAGAGTAAGAGTGACTAGAGACTACCTAGAGGACTTATGCCTGGCGTTTTGTGTGGGCGACCAGGAAGAAAAGGAAGCTGTTATTGACGCTCTTGAGTATGAGTTTAACAACGCAACGAGTAAAAATATAAAGGCTAGTTTATGCCCGGTACACGATTATGATGTTAAGTGGTGCGAGGATTGTCGAGGATTATAGCATTTTGCTATTGCCAGCGTAAGCGTTTTACTGTTATAAGTTAATTATGTGTAAGACCTGCGGCAGAAAGTTAAAAAAAGTTACTTGTGAAGCTTGCAAACGAGTATGGTACGTTAACGCAAAAAATGATGAGGTGACATGCAAGTGCGGAGCGGTAGTAAGCGTGTGAGAACGTACCAACGTGGGTACTTAACGTTTTATGTCACTGATACTAACAAGATATATTTTGCGACTAAGCTTCAGAAATTTATAATCGTACACATAGACGGTAAGTTCTACAAAGACGATAGAGACTTAGTAGAAATGGCTCACAGTATACGCTACGGTACAATCAAAGACCTTAACAGCCTCGCAGGAAGTTGCAGGAGGCACGGAGTAATATGGCAAGCAGTCAACAAACTACCGCAGTAGTATACGCTTATAAGAAAACATACTCTGGCGAGATAGACTGGAGCATTAAAAGCCTCAAGAATTTACTATTGCCAAAGAACGTGTATGTTGTTGGAGACGAAGCTCCCGAATCAATAAACATAAAACCGCTGCCAAATACCTGGGCAAGCCGCTCAAGATACCACGACACCATAAACAAGTATTACACCGCAGCGCTACAACTCGAAGAAGATCAAATCCTACTCATGAATGATGACTTCTTTATTATGCAACCCTGGAAGCCAGCAAATTATAACCGGGGCACGTTACTCGACCACATGGAATGGCGCAAACAAAACGATGATTATCAGCGCCGACTCGATTATACAAACAACTACCTACTATCAAGGGGTATGACAAACTTATCTTTTGAGCTTCACACACCTATGCTTGTTGATAGGGTATTATTAAAACAGGCCATAGAAGAAATAATGCCCCAATTAAGAACAAACCGAATCCCAATGCTGAGAAGCTACTACGGCAACAGATTCGAGATTGAGACAGAGTACATGGCAGACGTAAAGAACCCCAGCAACTACGAACATACGGTGCTTCTATCAACAAATAACCGCGCGTTTGAGGGGCAAATCGGAAAGTACATAAGGAGTCAATTATGATTGTTGGTTACATTGGGAATTTCGGGCCAGAATATAGTACGGAAAATGATGTACGCAAAGCGTTTGAACACCTTGGGCATACGGTAATACAGTTTCAAGAGAACAAACTAAACCTTAGCCAGCTTAGACAATATAACTATGACCTATTATTGGTTACTGGCACATGGGCGAACTGCCCAAAACTAGAGGAATGGCTGGATATAGTACATGAGTGTGCCGTTCGTGGTATTCCTACAGCTACGCTACACCTTGATACATTCTGGGGCAAAAGTCGCGGTGGCCGTAAGTGGTGGCAAGAAAACATGTTTCATACTGCATATATATTTACGGCAGACGGAGACTACCAAGAAGAATGGAAACTTATGGGCAAAAACCATATATGGCTACCACCAGCCGTCAGGCACTCCGCCACGCACCAAGGAAAGTTTAGAGACGAGTACGCTTGCGATGTAGCCTTTGTAGGCTCAAATGGTGTTGGATATCATGAAGACGTTTGGGAATACCGCAGGCAGCTCGTAGACGCTTTAAGAGCGATGTGTAAACGCAATGGCTGGAGCTTTAAGAACCCCGGTGGCGATCAGCCTAAAATTAACCGTAGCGATGACATGAATGACTTTTACGCCTCTGCTAAAGTTACCGTTGGCGATAGCCTTTGTCTTAAAAAAGAGGATAGCAGGTACTGGAGCGACCGAGTACCAGAGGCAACTGGTCGGGGTGGATTCCTGATAATGCCAGAAATACGCGCGCTTGATTCAACTGACTTTTATGACGGCCACCTAGTGCAGTACGCTTGGGGTAACATGGAAGATTTAGAGCACCAAATAACGACCTATCTTGAAGATGAGGTAGCTCGAACAGAACTAGCTCAAGAGTGCCAAAGGATAACAACTGACAAACATACATACGTTAATCGAGCGGAGACAATACTAAAGGAGGTCTTTAATGGCTCAAATGATAAAAGCTAAACTAAATGGCGAGTTTGAAATAATCCTACCTAAGCATCGTGCCGATAGACCGGAATGGTACACCACCGCTGGCTGGGAGAAGAAGCGCCTAAAACACATGAGCAAGC